AGTAAGGCTTCCCATTTACATTGATGTACCTTGTTAGTACCTCCCTGAAAAGTAATGGTAATAACTTGCTCTGGGTTGTATCTTTCCTGTACCCAATCTGCACAAGCTTCTCCTTCAACTATCACTACATTAGCTTTAGGATATAGTTTTAATTTCTCTAATCCGTATATTGGTGTGACTGAACCAAATCCTAAATAACGATGTACGATGTCACCTAAGTTATGATAAAGTCCACTACCTTGACCATTGTTTTCGTATTGCCAACCTGCTTCTACACAGATACCATAGTTGTAGGGTAGTATATATTTCTTACCGTCAAACTCGTACCTTAGCACATAACCTATAATCTCTCCGTCTGAATCTTTATATTCATACGTGAAAGCTGGAGCACCGAATTTGCCATGGATGAAGTTCTTTTTGTCAACTGGCTCTAAAGCTCTGAGGTATTCAAATTCAGATAGTTGTACTTGTTTTTTGCATGAATTTTGTATAAACTCCCCCTCGACTTCTTTTTCTCCTTTTAACACAGAAATAGCATCTTGGAAAGTTTCTAACTCTTTCTGTACTTTGATGTTGTTTTTTTTCGCTTTAGTATAACCCGCCATATATTCTTCTTCGTACTTTTTAGTATGACCAGATTTCAAAATTATTCTCGTAATCTCGGTCATCTCGTTTCTCGTTTTGGGTAGGCAGCTTAGGTCGTTAGACCTTTAAAGTTTCTTTCCTTGTGTCTTTAAATCAAACTTTTTTTGGAAAAAATAATTAAAAATTAATTTGACTTATCTTTTTTTATATTTAAAATTTATATCACAAACAACAAATGGAGAAAAATATGGGCTTTGACTTATATGGAGTTAAACCAAAACTAAAACAAGGTTCAGTTAAACCAGAAAGACCTGACTGGAATAATTGCACCGAAGCAGAAAAAGACGAATACTTTTCCGCTATGGATAAGTTCGAACAAGACAACAAAGGTTATTATTTCCGAAACAATGTTTGGCACTGGAGACCTTTGGCACAGTATGTTATCGAACATACCAAAGTTATAACTGACGAAAAAAAAATTCAAGGTTTCAGTTATAATGATGGTGTTGAAATATCCGCAGAGGAAGCTGAACAAATTGCAAAGCAACTTTATTATCTTTTGCAATCTGGTCATACTAAAAAGTACGCAGAAGAATATATGGCGGGTTATACCCAAGCGAAAAAAAACAACATAAAAGTACACAAAGAAATGGACGCTTTTCAGAAAGCTATGGATAAAAAATATAAAAAGGACATAGCACCGAAAGACTATCCAAAAGACGATTATGAAAAATGGAACGCTATTTATAGTAAGTTAGATACTAATGGCAATTATCCATTTCATATTGAGAATGTAAAAGAGTTCGCAGAGTTCGCTGAGCAATCTGGCGGATTTCAAATTTGCTAATCATCAATCAACACACGAATTGAAGCGGGAGAAATCCCGCTTCTCGTTTCCCGTTTCCCGTTTCTCGTTTTTATATTATTATTTTATTTTTTTTTATTCTTTTATATTTTATTCGGACCAAAATTAGTTTCATTTTTAAAGGTACCCAGGTGAAGGCCAGCAATGTCTTCATATATCCGGACGCAGCTAATGCAGACTTTTCCAGGAGTAAAAATATCATTTGACGGCTTTGATGGGATTTGCTAAAAGAGGAGCACAACAACAAATGGAGCAAAAAATGAAAAAAGAAAAAACGTTAATACGTTTTAGAATTTATGATGGCGATAGAGAATATACTGACTACGCTGTTATAGATAATAAACAATTGTTAGAGTTCACTCATAGAGAAATAATTTCTAAATTTTTTTATGATAATGATGTTAGCAAGGAACATTTCTTGTCTGATGGAAGAGCTGTAAGAATTGAAAGTGAGATACCTGTAACTGATGCAGATGTAGAAAAGTTAGAAAATTTAAGCATGGCTTTTTTACATGACTTTAAATTGGAGGAGGTAGCAGCATGAAAAACAAAAAAGAATTTTATGCTACTCAGTTTGAAAAACTGGGGTTTGAAAAAATACCAACCGAAGATGGGTTTACGATGTACGAATTAGATCCATCTAAACTAAAAGAAAAGACACCAAAAAAATGCCCTGGACTGAGAATAGTGGAGCACGTGAAATGGGAAGGTAAAGATTATGCATTACCATTCTATGGAATGGATCTAGATACTGATCGGAATAAAATGATTACTATAGAGAACAGGTTCGGAGGTGACTCAGTTACGGTTCCCTGGTTTGCAGCAGCTGTTTACGATGTGATTATGGGATCTGAAAAATTAGAACAGTGGGATGATCATGGAAAGGGAATAGATTGGTTTGCAGAACATTTCCCGGATGCTTACATGGTATTACTGGACTGATAAGTTAACACAACATGACGGCTCGTGAGTTCCAACAACTTAAGCTCCTGTTTGCTCGCGGGCTGTCGCCACAACTGCCGTTATGGGTTTTCTAGAATTTCTCGCGCTCGTTATCCTCGCAGGATTAATCTTTGCTCCCGTCGTTACATTTACACTATTACTTTTTTTAGCTGTTTTTATTTGGCATTCAATATTCTGATATCTTAAGGCTGTTGCAATTGTGCAACGTGCAAAAAAATAATTAAAACATTCAAAAAATAATTCATTATTTTCTTTTTTTATTATTTAAAAAATGTTATTTAATTAAATAACAAATAAACAAATGGAGAAAAAAATGAACGTTACTGAAACTGAGTTAAATAAACTTGTAGAGAATGTTGCAACAGCAATGCAAAAAGATTCTTACAAATGGAAAAAAAGTTGGATCGAAGCTGGATCGCCTTTTAATTATTCTACAGGCGATACTTATTCTGGTGTTAACTTTTTATCTTTAAATTTTGCAATGATTGATAAAGGTTATAAAAATAACCAATGGTTAACTTTTAAACAATTAAAAACATTAGGCGGAGATATAAAAAATAATTCATGGAATTATATTTATAAATTCGGGAGATTTAATGTTGTTGATGAAAATAAAAAACCAGTTGTAGATTCAAAAGGTAAACAAAAATCTAGAAATTATTTTAGATGTTTTGTTGTTTACAATATTGAGAACACAACACTGGAGCCAAAAAAAATTGATAAAGTTTCAACTCAATATTCAGTTGATACAATTGAAGCTTTTATTAATCGTGTAAATAATAATGATGTTGTAATTAAAACAGACTCTACAAACGGCTGTTATTATTCTCCATCTGGTGATTATGTTCACATGGTTAATAAAGTAAATTTTATTGATACTAAATCGGCGAATGCAACTGAACATTATTACTCAGTATTATTTCATGAGTTAGTACATGCGACTGGTCACAATAAAAGATTGAATAGATTTGAAGATACTAAGTCTATGAAATTCTTAGAAGGCAAGTCACACTATGCATATGAAGAGTTAGTTGCTGAGTTAGGCTCTATGTTATTCGCATCTAAGTATAACTTAGATGTTGAGTCTACAGTGAGAGAAGATCACATTGCATATCTACAAAGCTGGATCAAAGCATTAAGATCAGAAGACGGTACTAAGCTACTGACATCGGCGGCGGCCAAAGCATCTAAAGCATTTACTTACTATCATCCGGCCATTAAATAACACACGAATTGCGGGGGGCTAAGACCCCCCGTACACCCTCCCCCACACCCCGTAATAGGATTTGATGTTACTAAAATTTATGATAAAGAAAAGTATGTTTGACACATACTAGGATATGCAAAACAATTTGGATTTAGAAACACTCTCACAAGAACAGCTAGCAGATAGGGTTGAGAAATTAACTCTTGAGCATATTAAACACTGCCAAGATAATTTTTTAATTTTTGTGAAAGAGATGTGGCCTGATTTTATATTTCGTAAAACTGGTATCAAAGAAGATTTTGGACATCATCAAATAATAGCAAACGAGTTTCACAAGATAGCCTTTGGAGATTTGAAAAGATTAATTATTAATATGCCACCTCGGCATACAAAATCTGAATTCGCATCTTATCTTTTCCCAGCGTGGTTAATAGGTCGTAATCCTAAATTAAAAATTATGCAAGTAACTCACAACGCAGAACTTGCACAAAGATTTGGTCGTAAGGTTAGAAACTTAGTTGACAGTGCAGAATACAAAGCAATCTTTGGTGATGTAAAATTAAAAGAAGATTCTAAAGCTGCTGGTCGTTGGGAGACTAACCACGGGGGTGAATATTTTGCTGCCGGTGTAGATGGTTCCATCACAGGTCGAGGAGCAGATTTATTAATCATTGATGATCCGCACACTGAACAAGCTTTATTATCTGATACAAGTTTTGAAAAAACTTATGACTGGTACCTATCGGGACCCCGACAACGTTTACAGCCAGGTGGTTCCATCGTCATAGTAATGACGAGGTGGTCACAAAATGATTTAACTTCTAAACTAATTAAAGCACAAGCAGAACCAAGAGCCGATCAATGGCGAGTAGTTGAGTTTCCAGCTGTATTAAAATCAGGACAACCTGTATGGCCAGAGTATTGGTCATTGGAAGATTTGTTAAAAACAAAAGCCAGTATCTCTCCAATAAATTGGAATGCACAATATATGCAGAACCCAACTGCAGAAGAAGGAGCAATTATAAAAAGAGATTGGTGGAAGCCTTGGAAAAAAAGTTACTTACCAGAAATACAACATGTTATTCAAAGTTATGATACAGCGTTTAGTGCAAAAGAATCTGCCGATTATTCTGCTATAACAACTTGGGGAATATTTTATCCGAGTGAAGGCTATGGCTCCGCGATCATTTTGCTAGATGCAGTAAAAGAAAGATTAGAGTTTCCAGAACTAAAACAAATTGCACTACAGCAATATAAATATTGGGAACCAGAAACTGTAGTCATAGAGGCGAAGGCCAGCGGACAACCTTTAATACAAGAATTACGTAGACTTGGTATACCAGTAATAGATTTCCAACCATCAAGAGGAAGAGATAAACATAGCAGGGTGAACGCGGTAGCCCCGTTATTTGCAGCAGGCAGTGTATGGTATCCTGATGGTGAAAATTTTGCTTTAGAGGTTATTGAAGAATGTGCTGCATTTCCATATGGTGAAAATGATGATTTAGTAGATTCTATGACACAAGCGCTTTTACGTTATAGACAGGGTGGTTTTATTAACACTCCATCAGATTATCAAGATGAGCCAGTATCCCACAAAGAAGTTAAGTTCTACGATTGATTTATTAAGATATACAGCATATAGTGTATTGAAATAACAGGAGTGTAATCATGGCTAGTAAAAAATTAAAAAGAGCTGCTACAGTCGCTGCTGGAATAGGCGCTGCTTATTTAGCATCACAAGCATTAGGTAAAAAGAAACCTACATCTGCAGAAGCAAAAGGTCTTAAAATAACAAGAGCAAAAAAATTCGGAGAATCTGACGAAGGTCAAATGGCTAGATTAGATGCCTCAGTAAAAAAAGGTTTAGATATTACAAGATCAAAACCATTTGAAGCATCTGATGACGCATCACCAGGAACTTATGAAAATGTACCAGCAAGTAAATTCTTATCTACTCCAGGTGGAATGGGGAGAGTATCAGTAGAACAAGCTGATGAGATGATGCAAGGTTTTGGTCCAATGGCTAAAGAAGGAAAATTCATTTCTAAAAAAATGATGAGCGGTGGATCAGTAGTTGCAAGAGGAAACAAATTAGCTAGAAGTAAACCTACAAAATTATTCTAATGTCTGGTTCAGGTGTTATCACCCAACAACTAGGATTAGTATCTCAAAAGTTAGGTAAAGATACTGACACTATTTATGAAGATATCTTTGGTGGCTTTTCTATGCCAAGAGATAAACTTACTAAAGGTGTTGCAGGAGCAGAATTAAAAAAAGGTGGTCTTGTCCGTGGATATGGTGTAGCAATTAAAGGTAAGAAAAAAATTAGAATTTTATAATGGCTGTAGAAAAAGATAATCAACCAACTGATGAAGTTGTAGAGACAGAAGCAACTGTAGAGTTACCTGGTGAAGAAGGTGATGATGCAACTGTTGCAATAAATGCTGACGGCACAACTGAATTAAATCCAGAAGAAACTCCTGAAGAAGATTTTTATTCTAACTTAGCAGAAACTATTGATGAAAGAGTTTTAATGAAACTCGGATCTGAACTTGTAGAAATGTACAGATCAGATAGAACAAGTAGACAAGATTGGGAAGATCAATACGTAAAAGGTTTAGAATTTTTAACTACAAATTATACAGCTGTAACAAAACCATTTCAAGGAGCATCGACTGTTACACATCCACTATTATCTGAAGCAGTAACACAATTTCAAGCACAAGCATTTAAAGAACTACTTCCATCTGAAGGACCAGTAAGAACTCAAATCATTGGTGTAGAAGATCCATTACGTGTGCAACAAGCACAACGTGTAAAAGATTTTATGAACTTTGAATTAATGGAAAGAATGGAAGAGTATGTAACAGATTTTGATGCATTACTTTATCATTTACCATTAGCAGGATCTGCATTTAAAAAAGTTTACTATGATGGGATTAATGAAAGAGCAGTTGCTAAATTTATTAGAGCAGAAGATTTAATTGTTCCTTACTTTGCAAATGATTTATTAGAAGCGGAAAGAATTACTCATGTATTAAATTTAACTGAGAATGAATTAATTAAAAGACAAAAATCTGGTTTCTATAGAGATGTAGATCTACAACCAAATGATAATCCACAAAACACTATAGATAAAAAATACTCAGAACTTTCTGGATCTAAGCCAAGCTATGGTAAAGATAAATTATTTAGAATTTTAGAAATGCATGTTGATTTAGATTTAGATCAATATGAATTTGACGATAATAAAACAGAAAAGAAAGTAAAAATACCTTACATTGTAACTGTTGATGAATTAAGTGGTGAGGTATTATCTATCTATAGAAACTATAGACAAGATGATGAGACCACAAAACGTATAGAATATTTTGTTCAGTATAAATTTTTACCAGGATTAGGATTTTATGGCTTTGGTTTAGTACACATGATTGGTGGACTTACAAAAGCTGCAACAAATGCATTAAGACAATTACTAGATGCAGGTACATTAGCTAACTTACCAGCTGGATTTAAATCTAGGGGTATGAGAGTTAGAGACGATGACCAACCATTTACACCAGGAGAGTTTAGAGATGTAGATGCACCTGGCGGAAATATCAGAGATCAATTTCAAATTTTACCATTCAAAGAACCAAGTCCTACATTATTTCAACTAATGGGCTTTTGTGTTGAAGCTGGACAGAGATTTGCAGCGATCAGCGACCCTCAAGTTGGGGATATGGGATCACAAGCTCCGGTAGGCACGACAATTGCACTACTTGAAAGAGGTTCAAGAGTGATGTCCGCAGTTCAAAAGCGTTGTTACAATGCTATGAGAAAAGAATTTAAACTTTTATCTAGAATTTTTGCAGACTATTTACCACCAGAATACCCTTATGATGTATACGGCGGTGAAAGAACAATTAAAGCAGCAGATTTTGACGACAGAATTGATGTTTTACCTGTAGCTGATCCAAATATTTTCTCAATGTCACAAAGAGTGACACTTGCACAGACACAATTACAAATTGCACAGACAAATCCAGCGATGCATAACATGCATGAGGTGTATAGACGTATTTACGACTCACTTGGAACTAAAAATATAGATCAAATACTAGTACCAGAGGATTATATCCAAGCTCCAATGGATCCAGCACAAGAAAACATGCGTGCTATGGACTTAAAAAACCTAAGAGCATTTGCAGGACAAGATCATGATGCCCATATAGCTGTTCACATGTCATTTATGCGAACTAGAATGGTACAAATTAACCCAGCGGTGTATGTAATCTTACAAAGACACATCACCGAACATATTTCTTACCAAGCAAGAGCAGTT